CAGCTGCCCTAGAAGAAGATTTTGAGCCATCGGCAGCTGATCTAGAAGAAGTCGGTAAAAAAAGTATAGCTAAGAAGAGATTAACTCCTCCAAGCAAGCGAATAGGTAGGGACATCCCTATAGGAGAAATAAGTAAACAAACTCTTCAGACAGTATTCCCTGAGCTATTTAAAGATGGTGCTCTTATAGACCTTAGTACAGCAAATGAGCAGCTACTTTCTGAGGTGGCCAAGATACTAGAGCTAGGAACAGAAGCCACTGTAGGGGAGATCACAGCCGCTCTGGGTAAACTACCTAATACTAAGAACTTTCTTGAGACTACCGCTCCGGAGAAGTTACTTCCATTACGTAAAGATGGGGATAAGGGTCTTGTAGGTAATAGTCCTGAGACTCTGTTAGGTGTTCTAGGTAAGAAGATTACAGATTTTATTAACTTCTTCCAACCTAAAGGTATTCACAGTATTGCTACGGATATATTTAATAGAGCATTAGCAGGGAAAACAGAACTATTAGAAGACTCTTTAGTAGACCTAGGGATTAGTGAGAAGTCAGCTGGAATTTTAGCTAAAGACTACGTAGCTTTCTCTAAACGGTATTCCAAGATACTCGCTAAAGAAGATCCTGAATTTGCATTTATAAGAAACCCATTGTCATTGCTATTTGTAGATGGGGTACTTCCTCCTCAGATAGTATTTGGAATGATGGTAGGTGTTAATAACTGGGCTAGTCAGAATACTACTACTAGTCCATTCCGGGGATCCTATGCAGAGAAGGAATTTCTGTATGGCGGTAATAAAGAACTAAATGCAAATGAAACAGCTGAGATGGCTAAATTAGGATTTGGATATAATAAAGCATCTAATGATATAGGTGAAAACATACTCAGCTTATTGAAGATATCTGCAAAGGACATTGTAGATAAAGACGGTAACCCTATAGATAACTCTATCTTTCTAAGTAAACTGGTACCTGCCTTAGGTGTAGCTGCCATAGAATCAGCACAGGGGGAAAACACAGGTATTGAAGAGGGTAGTGCATTATTTGAAGTAAGTGTTCATAACTGGAAATTTAAAAAAGCATACGAAGAAGGAAGACACTTCAATAACTTTAAAACAATAGCGCTAAAACCTGATGAATGGAAAACTGGTAAAGATTCTAACGGCAGGAGAATCACTATTAAGTTTAAATATGAACTACGTGGTGGTAATAAAATTCCTGGAGAATTTAAACAGATAAAGATAAATGCACTTACTAAAGACGGTAAGGAAGTGGCCAGGGAGTTCTCTAAAGATAGAAGGGGAGCTCTACTAGAATTAGCTAAAAAACTAAAAGTGGATCCGCCATCTAGTGAATTACTCTCATCTCCGTTAGATCGTGCAGTAGATTCTATTAAGAATTCATTCGGTACTATACCTAGGAAGACTACTCAAGTACTGGAAGGCATGCAGAAAGTAAAATGGTCCACAGGTATCTCAGTGAAGGCTGTAACTGCTCTTAATACAGAGAAGCACAGGCACGTATTAGAATCTCTAATAGATGTAGAAGCTCATGATGATAAAGACCGTCCTGATATTATAGAATCTCGTAAATCCTCTAATCGCAGTAAAACTGTAGCATTGGATGAATTACTTGATGCACAGGAAGAGGGTCTCTTAGACGAAGTCTACTTTGCCTATAAGTTACAAAATCAAAATAGAATTATGATGCAGGGTAAAATTAACCCGCAGAACAGTAAAGTTGTTCGAGCATTACTCAAACCTTTCCGCCCAGTTGAGTACACCAGTAAAAATCTTAAATTCTTTAAGTTAGCAGTTGCTGCTCAAATGGGATTTCCTGTAGATAAGGTGAATCCAGAGGCTGCCATAGCAGCATTTAATGAGATGGTAAAGGATCCAGCTGTTTTAGCTGCTGTATATGCATTACAAAATATTGAGAAAGATGGACAGCTAGATATTTTAGCGGATAGCTTAGAGGTAATTAAAGGCAGTATAAAATATGGTGGAGATATGTCCATCATTGATGCATTGACTGGCCTATCCCAATACCTAGTACTAAAGTCCGATAAAAGACGTACCACAAAGTTTAAAGAAGTAGAATTTAACTCTACATTTACGTCAGATGTTAGTTTTGAGATTGATGGCATATCAAATGGCTTTGCAATTAACTTGCTGCAGTTTCCTCAGTTCAAAACCGAAGAAGAATTAATAAATCATCTACGTCAGACAGGTACCCATATAGGTAAACACACCGAAGAGCTAGAGCATAACCCAAATATAACAGATATCTATCTGGAGTTGGGAGAGCTAGTCGCTAATACATTCAGTACAGTAGCGCATGCTGCAGCATACGCAATTGACCATCGTAATGAATTTAACGAGTCTACCTACAAGAAACATAGTGCTGCCTTAGATCTGCTATTCCCTGATTTTCATGACGGGAATCTGCGTACACTTGTAAAATACCCATTCATGATTTTTATGTATGGTGGAGGAATTACTGCTATTTCTATTGGAGTAGCAAAGAATGTTGCAGATGCAGTAAGTGAGCAGCTGAATAGTATCCAACGACAGCTTACATCAAAGAAAGCTAGAGAAGCGTATCTACGTAGTCCAGAAGTAGTTGCTATATTGAATGCTATGGATGCCTTGGGATTTATACCAAAGGGTACGGATTCTACAAAAACTAATGTAGCAAATCTTCAAAATGCTATATTTAGTAAAGAGGGTAGTAGATTAATTGAACTACAAGATTCTGTAGCTGTAGGCAATATAGTAGAGACGATATCCCCTAGATTTGATTTAGCTCTAAACAGTATGTTAGGTGAAGCAGTTAACGCTAGAGACGCTGCAATACAGGCGGGAGAGATATTGCATGCTGTATTCTTAAGTCATCTGAAATTAGCTACAGATAAGATAACCAAGAAGACGGGCAGAACTTCTTTTACTAAATCAGAGATTGATAATTTAGTTAAATCCCCTGAGTTACTTAAGTTCCTCCCACAGTACTCAGGTCCTCTAGATTCTGAGGCAATAGTAGACTTATCTAAGAGAAGTAGTACTGCTGGTGAAGGATCTTCTGCAGATACTGTAGACTTTAACTTCACTGATAAGAAGACAGGTAAAGGCAGGACTAGTACAAGTGATCCTCAACAGAATGGTTTTACCTCTCCGGGTGTAGCTGCTCTAATCCGCATGATCATAAATATGGATGCATCATTGCTGACTGAAACATTAGGACAGAATCCTAATTTCTTAGCACTGCATGATGCTCTTATGGGATCACCTGAGCAGTTAGCTATCGCTGCCGAATTCTATAATGAAAAATATATAGAGTATGGCCAGAGTGTTAACGTACTCCGCTCTATCACAGAGCAGATGAATGCAGTTATAGAAGCGACAGAGGAGATAGATAAAGCTAATGGTAATACTGCCTTAATTGATGAAATAGATAAATGGGTTCGTGAGAATGGATTTCAGAATAGAGGCGTAAGGGATCCTAAAAAGAAAATTGGCCTAGAAAAGAGAATTGGCATAATTCAAGCTGAAGAAACACAGAATACAGATGCTAAAGAAGGTGTACTTGCCGAGCTATTCAAAGATCAAGTTAAAGCTTTTCAGCTGTACATGGGAATACCCAAAGAGGATTCGGATATTAACTTAGCTCAATCCCAATCAGAATCCATTCAAGAAAGAATTGCAGATAGGAAAGATAAAATTGTACCTGAGAAAGTAGAGGATCCTCTCCAAGATATTAAAGATGATATTGAGGAAGATGCTAAGCAATCACTAAGTGACTTGCCTAGATCAGGTGAAGTAACTGATGGAAACTTATCGGGTGACCTGGGTAAAGGCAGAGTACGTAAATTATTCAATAAAATGCATGAGTTCTCTCAGAACTACTATAGTTCTCCCTTAGAGGGGCAGGAGCATACTGCAGTTCTAGATAGAGTTATGACCATCCTATCTAAAGGGATGGATGCAACTACCCGTATACGACTGACTGTAGAGCATATAGACGGTATCACTCAAGGCAGATTTGTACCTTTTAGAAACCAAATGAGAATATCTCTAAGTAGGAAACCACCTGTACCTAGAAATGCACAGTCCCCTCAAGAAGTGTACACACATGAAATGGTACATGCCATGACTTCTGCTGCGTTAGAAGCAGAGCCCCTACTTAGACGTAAAGTAGAGCGTATTTATAATGAGGTTAAGGCAGAGCTAGGTAAACAAGGTGGATACAGAGTATTTTTATATGATATCAAAGGCAAACCTTCAGCAGAAGATATTGCCATAGCTAAACAGCAATATAACTATATATTCAATCCTACTCTTGAGAACGAAAAGAATAAGTTACATGAGTTCATAGCCTACGGTACTACTAATAAAGCTTTAGTTAACTTTTTATCTAATCGTAATCTTAAGAAACCTGTACGTGATAAAGGATTACTAAATAGGTTACTAGGGATACTAGATGAAATTAGAATGGCTTTCCAGCGGTTACTAAATAAAGGCGTAAAACGTAATACAAGTGAAGAGCTTCTTGCCATAGTAGAAAACTTAACAGCTATTCAAGCTAAGCACGAAAGCAAATATGTTCAGTTACGTAACAAAGGATTTAAGTACCTAGATAAAGCGGATAAGAAGATTCAAGAATTTGTTGAAAGAAAGTCTCTTGAATTACTCAAGCCTAAGATTAAATCTAGATTTAAGGCAGTAATACAGACTGGTGCTTTAGCAGGTAATATCCTATTTAGTGAAAATGCTGTATTTGCCAGTATACGAGAAACTATACATGACATGCTCGGTAAGACCCTTAGAGATACAGCTCTTGAAGTAGGTAGAGGTGCATTAGGACCTCGATTAATTGAGCGAGTGCTGCACACTAAAGTAAGCGTCTCTAAGGCCAGAACCACAGCTGAGCGTCTCAGTACTGAGATATTTAATAAGTCGTTTAAATCAGTAGACCCTGGCAAACTTGGAAGCATATCAGTGCAAACTAGAGAAGCTATGACTAATATTATGTTTCGTATAGATCTATCCAGTTTACTCACAGCAGGTATGGAAATATCTCATAGAGATATATTAGATCTGATTGGTAACTCTGATGCACATGCTGATAAAAGAAGGAAATTAAAAAGAGATCTGCTTAGGGGTCTAAATCTACAGACTACTGATACTGCTATTAAATATGCAGATGAGCTGGGAGAGTACATAGCAGATGGAAACACTGAGATGAAGAATGGCCACATGAACGTGCATTCAATAGCTCATGATCATCTGGAAAATATCGATGCAAAGTCAATAGCATTATTAGATGCATACACTACTCTTGTTGCATTAGAGAATTCAGATACTACTGATAGGGGGTTAGTAGGGACTCTAATGCAAACAGAATTCAATAAAGACAGTAAAGAGAATGGAATTATTGACCTGTTAGATACTCATAGAGATTATAAACAAAGATCTTTTGAAGGTCTATTTAATAAAAATCCTGCCCAGATGGTTAAAGGATTTATTGTCGAAAGAGTAGATAATCTCACTACCAGTACAACAGGTACAGTTGCAGATGGAGAACACTTACGTAAATTAGGATACACAGAAACATACAAGTTAAGTGACATTCCTGGGATACGGAAAGGTAAACAGGCCCATACTTTATTATACGTTTCTAGAACTATTCCCGAAGTAGCAGATGCTTCTGGGGCAATGTCTACTACAAACAAAAGGAACATGGGTACCTCTTTAACTGAGATATTCTCCAATGACCCTACATTCCATGACTCTGACGGTAATCCTGACTTGCTAGCAATTAGATCTGAGATTAGAGGAATAATAAAGAGTGAGGCCGAAGCGGCTAAGTCTTTAGCTAGAGATAAGAAGTTTAATCTCCGTCCTATTCGAGATGAGAACTATAAGATTACAGACTATCGAGTACTGATGAATCATGCTACCAAAAAGGAATTAATAAGACCGGATATGGAAGTGCAGAATGTTCTAGCTCATATGCAATCTACGTTAGTAGATCGTAAGCGGACTATTGCCGCGAATAAAAAAACTGTAGAGGTTTTGGTAGATGAGCAGGGTGATTTATTTGAGTCTCACAAGAATTTATTTATAGATTTCTTAGATCCAGATTCTAGGTATATTGATAGGTTTCGTAAACTGCCTAGAGAAACTCGTGAGTACATGAAAAGTTTTGCGGTAGACGGAAAGTTTATGATTAGGAAAGATGTGATTGATAAGGTATTTGGATATAAAGTACGTGATATAGGGCAGGCTAAGATCTTTGACAATAATGCTTTCCCTGCTCAAAAGAAAGTAGCTAAATGGATGCACTATATGATGAGGGAGATTGTAGGGTACGGTAAAGATCGTATCGTTATTGCAATGCCTCAAGTAGTTATAGGCAACATGGCATCAAACATATCTCAATTAACTATGCGTAAGATTCCAATAGAATACACTTGGCATAAAATAGAAGAAGGTTTTCATGAATATGAAAAGTACAGATCAAACATAGATGAACGAGCTAAACTGCAGCATAGAGTTAACACTAAGGGGCTAACTAAGAGCAGTGAAGAGCAAGATAAAATAGATCGTTTAACTATTAGTATTGAGAATAGTAAAATTCATAGAATGAATGTGGCGGGACTTGACGCACTTGTTGTAGAGGATGTGAATGAAGCTAGGATTGATGGGTTCTTTAATAGAATTAGAAGATCTATTAAAGTAAGTAGATTTGAAAAATATGTAGATAAAGTACCTACACTTGTATCGGATGTAACTGCTAATTTATTTATGACCAAATCTACTACACCTTATCAACTGTCTAAACACACTGTTCAGTTAACTGACTTTCTCGGTCGATATGTAATGATTGAGCATGGCATGCAAGTAAAGAAGCAGACATTCAATGTAGCTATGCATGAGTCATTAGATGCATTTGTATTATTTGATGAACTACTAACTCCTGCACTAGAGGCACTAGATGCGATAGGACTCACCTCTTTCCTATCTTACTATTTACGTAACCAAAGGTCTTCTAGGCAAATAGTAGCAGCTAGCCCCACCTCAGTTGCTATCTCAGCAGCAGTGCAGCATGCTACTGGATTACCTACATTAGGTAATATAAACAGCTCAATCTTCGGCGGGGATATGTCCCCGAATTTGTGGCAATTTGATGACCTGTTTGACGAAGCTACCAACCCAACCGGGTTTGATTTGCTTACAGAGTACTTAAATACCCCATTTGATTAATCCTCTTTTATATGTGCTTTAATAAACATAAATAAGAAGATAATTAATAGTCCTCCTATCATTATTGGGATGATTATTAATCCTCCCAGACACACTGCAATAGTAGCAAGTATAATAAGACAGGTGTAGATTACACTTTTGAAGTTATTCCAGAAGTCTTTCATTTGTTAAATAGGGATGTAATTTTAGGTAAAGGATCTGCTATCGGAATAGTAGCCTCTTCTTCTACATTCTGAGGCTGTTCTACCCCATTAATAAATTGTGTAATAGGCTGTGTTTTAGGTTCTTCAGGTATACTACCTGCAGCCTGAGCATCCAATCTAGCTTCTTCTTCAGCTGCTGCCTTCATTCCTTCCTCAGCTAATTTATCAATATGTACTTTCTTAATAGCATCTTGCTTAGCTTTCTCTTCAGCTGCTTCATCCATCTCTACAACAGCTTTAGTTTGTCCTTTTTCTTCTGGTAGCAATCGCCTACCTAGCTTAACTTCTAGTTCATGTAGAGCTTGAATTTCTGGAGTACGTCTAAGTCCAGGTTGTTTAGCATACTCCCATTCAACTCCTGCTGGAGGAGTTGCAGTACGTCTAGAACTTACAGGTTTAGGGGTACGTACTTTATTTGTTTGTGTAAGAAGAACATCCGCTTCTTCAATAGAGCAATGTGAGGTAGCTCCAGGTACGTTATTAATTACAATATTTTCTTTAACGTAATTGCGTATCTCTTCTCGCACAATAGCTTCGATATCAATATTTATTTCGATCTTCACAACATCTCCTTATGGATGATTTATTCCGTAATAGGCTAACATTAGAGCATCAGATCTGCCATCTAATAGACCTCCCAATTTACCATGTAAACTAGCTGAAGGGTATATTGATGCAGCAATCTGAGCTACTTGATTTTTAATAGCTTTACCTTTAACTGTAACACCTATGTACTTTTGCCATACCTTAGGAGCAACTGTTCTAGCTATAGCTCCACTAGTGCCTATCTGTGATATAGCAATGGCATATCCTAGATTTCTACCAAATCCAAAATTAGATTTAGCTGACATTCCAAATAAAGAATGAACATCCTCTATCCATACAATATCTACTTTCTGATCATGTAGCCATTGGGCAGAATCGTATATAGAGTGCTTTTTCAGATCTAGTAAAGCTATGTGTGCTGGATCTTGTGAATCCAACACACACATTGCTCCACTAGCTCCGGGATCAATCCCGCAGATCTTCACTTATTTAGCAAATAGAGAACTAGCAGCTGGAGCAGCCGGGGCACTTCCACCCATAACTGCAGTAGCTGATGCTTTCTTAGTGGCTGTTTTATCGATAACTTGGCCAGCATATTTTTCTGACCATTTATCAAACATTCCTGCAGGTGAATCTGACAGAATTTCTTCTGTAGTTTTACCATCAGGATTACCAAAGAATTTGCATTCATTTACCGTACGAGTTTCCCCGGTATTTTCATACGCACCTGTAGCGTCATTCTTTTTTTGCTTATATTCTAGGATCTGCTGTACAGCTACTTTTACCTTAAGGTTCAATAAAGGCACCAGTACAGGACGTTCTTTACTGACCTTCTTACCTTCAGTTGAATCGTAGACTTGAATGGTCTTCTTTTCAGCTGTTTCCATGTTCTTAGCCAAGCTTTCACCAGTAGCTGCAACACACATAGAGTTGGCTACAGAATATCCTGGAAGAGGAAAGTCTTTACCATGCTTTGTGTAGAATGTCTTATTGCCTTTAGCTTTGCCTGACTTGATCCAAAAGGATTCTTCTAGCTCTTTACCTGCAGCGTTTTTCAGCACTACATTAAAGCTTACTGCTTCAGATTCCGATTGATTTAGATACACCATTGAAATGACTGTATCGTATACTCCAGATTCCCATGAGAAGCCACCACCTAGTTTTTCGATAGAAGAATTCTGCACAGTATCTGGTAAGTTCCATTCACCCATAATTATTTCCTTATGTTGGGATTTGTAATTGAGCTATTTGCTCCGTAATATTCATTGTTATTAGCTAGGTAATTTTATCCTAGCTACATAGTCATCTAATACTTTAGTAAATTCCTTAAGTGATATACCCGGTCTCTGCACAAGTACCTGTGCCGCTATCTCTTGAGTTATTTCAATCCCTAGTTCAGTAGATGCATATACCATATCTTCTGTTAGTTTTTCCCTATGTGATTTAGTTGTCATAGAATTGTTATTCCTTTAATTATAACACCTGCTTCAACGAACATCTGCATGGCTTGTACGCCATTTAGACGCTCCATATCATCACCAGTATGTTCGTATATAATATTTTTAATCCCTGCCTGAATGATCAATCCTGCGCAATCAGAGCATGGTGGATGAGTAATAGCTAAAGCAGCTAGGCAAGTACTTATACCTTGAGATGCAGCCTCTACAATTGCATTAGCTTCTGCGTGAACTACTCTTGGGTATTTCTGTGTTCTATCTTCATATAGAGCAGGAGTGTCTAGAGTCCCCCTAGGAAATCCATTGTAACCTGTGGTGATAATTGAGTTACGTGAAGGGTTATATATTACTGCTCCTACTTTAGTAGATGGGTCTTTAGAAAATGAGGATATTAGTTTAGCAATATCTAGCATACGTCTTTGCCATTTAGTTGCTGTAGTAATCATGTATTCCCTTAGTTAGGTAGCTGAGACAGTAATAAATAGAGCTGGAGATTAACACTCTATACCGTGGGGTAAATTACTACTGCCTCAGCAAAGATAGGATGCCTACTCCCGCAATACTAGTTGCTTTTTAAGGAGTAGGGCTAGTGGTTTAAAACTCTTCAGTTTAAATAGGCCCCGTACGGAGGGTATGTCCCATAAGGAGGACGGATACAGTCCTATCTCGCAACAGATGGATTATTGTGGCTCTAATATTGCGGTACCACCGCGATAGTATAATCCATTACGAGATAACATGTTATTTATAATATTCATGCAATCTATCGATTACATTCTGTAGATTATTATTAATATAAGTTTCGTCTGTATTCCACATTCCCATAGGAGCTCGAATTCTCTCGTTTACTGTCTCTTTAGTCAGAGACGTCTGGAATACATACTTAAACCCCAACTGTTCTTCTAGGGGAGTAATAGTGAATAATGCATTCTTGTCTTTGATTTTAGACAGAGGTATTTTCTTAGTTGAAATAACATTAGTAAAATAACTTTCGATACCTTGATTCATGAGAGATCCCTTTACTTTAACAAGGGTCTCATTAATCATTTCAGCTTCGTTTAAAACATCTGAAGTATGTGCCATAAATACTACGTTCTTCGTAGATACAGCTACTACCTGAGACATCAGTATTTTCCAAAACTGAGCGTACTCTCCCCATGCCTTCATACCGTTAGCTGCATTTAGTACTTTAGTACCTTCGTACATATCCATGAGATAGGTAAGACTATCTACAATAATAGTATGTACCTCAGGCATAGCTTCAGCTTCTGTAAATGCTTGGTATACCTGAGTAGGATCTACAACTATAAGTTCTTTAAATTTAGATTTGAATGGTAACTTTTTACCATTCTCACAATTTAAATACATTACTCCTTCAGGTTTATCCATAGACATGAGGCTAGCACTTTTACCTGTAGCACTTTTCCCACTTACTAGGATTAGATGATCATTCGCCATATTGCTCTTCCTTAAAATGTTCGATTAATTTATCTAAATTCTCCTTTTGGCAGCAGAATCTAAGTGCTACTGTGATCATCTCATCCCTGTCTAATTGATATAGGGATGGGATATTTTCGAATAGTGTATCTACCAGTGCCTGGTTATCATGTAGATCAAACATTTGAAAACAAGTCCCTAGTAAGTAAAGGATCGGCTACTCTTTTAGGAGTTAGCATCTTTGTGAGTTCTGCGATTTGTACTGCTTGAGTTTTCACAAGGTTTGATAATTCAGTTACCTGTGCAGACTGTCCTTTAACTTTAGGAGGACCGAGCAATCCCCATCCTTTGGCACGGATATTTGTAACAGTATGTACTTGTACAAGTGCTTCAGGATAGGCTTCAGTAACTACAGTATTTACTCTACAATCTGACCACTCTGGCGCGTATTTAACGTAACCGTCAATATCAAACACATGCTCTTCTAGTAGTGTATAGATCATTCTCTTTGCTTTGCCTAGTTGCTTTAGTGCTTCTGGATCTCGTTCTTTCCCCATGTTAGTTACCCCTTTTTTT